AGGGTTTAAGAGTTTCTAGGTTCGGATGATTTGGTGCTGGCGGATTCTGTTCAGCGAGATGATAACGAAAACTAGAAGCTTTAGTCCGACGAAAAGCCTCCTCTATGACCGTTTTGTTAAGCAGATTGAATTCCAAAAAAGTGACAGTTCCAAATGACATACCAGTGATAGCGCCGACAGCATTTACTTTTCCGCCGCCTTTATAATAGATCCGCTTTTCTCCCTCTGGTAGATTGATCCATAAATGATCTCCATGCTCATCGTGTCGAATTTCAGCACAGCTGGCAAAGATATGTTCCAGTCCGAACCCTTCACAATCCATAAACATTCTGTAAGCTTGTTCTTGGTTATAAGCAAGTACAAGATGGTTCGTATCAGGATGTCCTGCATAGATCAACGCCATTTTCTGCGCATCTGACATGGTTTTGCCTGAACGAATCGTTCCCTCGTTCAATTCCATCCGAATTCCCTTGAGCGATTGGAAAATATTCTCTTTTTGCTTAGTCGATAGTTTCAACTGGCTCATCTGCATCACTCTCCTCATCTTTCTTTATTGGACCAATAAGCGATTGGCCGATATCGATAAGGCCCTGTACTTTATTTTGCTCACCTTGTTTCAGAATAAGTTTAGAGACTTTATGTTCGAGAATATCCGCTTCAAAGGCTATTTTCCGTTTCTGCTCTTCCATTAATACAACTTTTCCTCCTAATAGGGATAATTCATTTAGTTGTTTAATCGATTTTGTCAACTGGTTACTAATCCGAGTTAGTGAATCTTCAATTGAAAGAATATCATCAATTTTACGGTATACTTTTCTACTTACTTGGATATCTTGCATTGCTTGACGTTTAATTTCTAGCTTTTTACCATCTTTTTCTATGGGAGTTTTTATTTTTCTTAGCTGTTGTAGTCGCTCAACTTCTTCCTCATTTAGCCCTTCTTCGGCTTTTTTGATTCTTTTCATCATTCGTAGCTGCCGAATCTTCAGTAACCGTATTTCTTCGGACAAAACAAAAGAAGGATCATCATCCAAACTTGAATAAATGTCCTTCTCGTCATCACTTAACGTATCAAAGAATATTGTTTCATATTCGCCAGTTCTTAAAGCGTTCTTATTGCCTGACGGCGGTGATGCTCTGCTATTCCCTTTATTCCCTTTAGCGTTCTGATTACCAAAAGGGGCACCTCCTTGATTAGTAACGTTACCTTTTGCATTGGTAACCTTACCTTTCAATTCTTCTGCCCATTTATCTAATGATTTCCACTTTCGAATTTGCGAATCAGAGACACCGATTTCTTCTGCAATTTCCTTTAAAAGCTTTTGTCCGCTAAATTTTAGCCATATTTCTCTTGCTTCTTCTCTTCTTGGATCTCGTTGCCTAGCCATTCATATGCACCACCTCACGATTGCTACTTTAGTTGAGTTTCGTTTCTATAACTTCTTATAACAAATTCATTAATGTTAAATCTTCCTTCAAAAGGAAGAAGTCTCGTTTAGCCTTTTCAAAATACTTTGTATATTCTTCATTTCTTTCCGGATCAAGAATTGTTCTTTCCGAATAATTTTTAGTAAGAGCTGTGTTCTCATTTTTATTTACAAAATGAGTAATTAAATGTAGATGTTTAGAGTTATCCATCCCCTCTATCAACAAAAAATAATATGTATAATATATTTGATTTTCTTCATCACTATATATTGAATACAATGTAGTAAAACCTGAAGAAGTAACAAATCTATTACTGTTTTTATTTTTTTCCCAAGATACGTCTTCAAATAGGCGATTCGTAGGTGCTTCAGAAATTTTTTGATACTCACCAGAATGGTAAAAAATTAATGTCGTCTTATCAATCGAACCCCTTGATCTTACTATTCTTGGTAAGGTTGCCTTTATTTCTTCTCCATCTAAAATAATAGAATCCACATAATCGTTCGTCGTTAGTATTTCATATGAAAGTTTCTCAAGCGGCTGGCTTGAGACAAAACTTACTCGCGCTAAGCCCAAAGATAAAACAGAAATACCTATTGGCAGTATTTTAAAAACTAATCCTCCCCACCTAAATGACTTTATCCATATTTTAACTTTTTCCACAGTAAAGCGCCTCCTTAATTAGTTATGTTTTTTAAGTCAGATAGGTAAATAGGGTTCTATTGTACATCTTATGTGAATATTAAGTCGTCCAGCGCCTTCAAACACGTGGCTATTTCTAACAATTACAGGCTTGAAATTTCCATTCTCATCTTTTCTTATTTTGTAATAAAATCCTGTATCTACACCGATATCCGTTTGTAACATAACTGTAGAAGAAACTAATTTTTCTGTAGTATTCATACTAAAAAAACTCCTTTTTATCAATTTTAACAATAAAAAGCGTACATTTAAATATGAATTAACGATTTCGATTATTTCTTCTAAATGAATAATACTTACCAAAGATGAAATTTTAATTGGATCCATCTTGAGGTAGTTTTTATCTCCTTGTAACTCATATAGTTGTTTAATCCTTTTTAAAGCACCATCCAAGTCCCCGATAGAAACAAGATCTACAATTTCACTAATAGTGTCTTCTACTCCAGTTTACAATTCCTGCATCGTTCCTTTTGTAATTTCATCTGACTTCAGATTCCCGCTTGTAATCATGATGATACCTAATTTAAAAATAAAAAGCCACTTGCAATAAGTGACTTAGGCAATATGATTTATATGGTAACTATTTTCCCTCTTTAGCTTTATCCCATTCTTTTTTTAAATATCGACCAATTTCTTTACTTAATTCTGTGGAATTTGTATTTAGAATAGGGCTCTTTTCATAATAATCGATTTCATTAATACCCGGACCATAAGCTTTATTGTATATATCTAAAATTAGTTCCCTGATATCAGTTAAGTTTCTTCTAATTATTTCATGCTCATTTTGATTAGAAAAGTACAATACTAATTTTTCTGAAACAGCTAAGGCTTGATATTTCTGACTTTCGAGTTCTGAGATTAACTTCTTTTGTTCTTTTTCGATGATATCAGTTTCCATTGAGTATTGTTTATTGCTTTCAGAGATTTCTTTTCCAAATGCACATTGATTTTTCTTTATTGCTTGCTCTTTTTTTATATTATTTTCCTTTAGCAAAAATAATAATTCTCCGACTTTATGAATTATTACTAAGTATTCCGAAACCAACTGTCTGACTTCCTGTATCCATTCTATTCTTGCTTTTGCTTTTAAATTAGCATCTATTTGTTGCTGAGCAATTTCTTTTTGAATTTTGCTATTTTTACTTGAACTCCTATAAGCCAATACTGCAGCAACAAAACTAGCTAAAGCAGCAAAACTTGACCACATAAAATTACCATTATGATCAAAAAAGATATTTAAAATCATCTTTTGTCCTCCAATATTTTTAGTTTAATTATCCTCTAACTATCAATATCTTTCAACATAAGATCAGCTTCAATCAATATCTTTAAATCAGAAACTTTATCCAACTTGATTTGTCCTAACTGGAGATTTTTAAGCCATTTCCCCAAAGCTACTCGAATGATTTTCTTATATTCATCAATAGACTCTGCTTTCTCCATTGCTTTTTCAATCTCGTAATCTAAATCAAATTCTTCATTTTCCATTGTGTAAGCACCCCTACATCTGTTATGATGCTAAAAGATACAGAGGGTATCAGAAAACCACGCGTGGGCATTCTCTGTATCTTCGGGGGCTTAGTGTCCTCGTTGAAGTAGTCGAGTGTTTACGCACTCGGCTTCTTTTTTATTCTGAAACTAAAATTGCTTCGTTGCCTGTCGCTCGTTCCCATCTCTCAATAATTACATCACAAAATAGAGGATCTAACTCGAGAGTATAACAAATACGTTCTAACTGATCGCAGGTCATTAATGTACTACCAGAGCCACCAAATAAATCTAAAACGATATCCTGCCTTTTAGAACTATTTTTTACTGGTATAGCAATAAGTGATAATGGCTTTTGCGTCGGGTGATAATATGCATTCACATCATCTTTGGGAACTCTCCAAATGGTTGCTGGTAAATCTTCTAGTAAGTCGTCTTGCCAAACCGTTGTCTGTTTCCTATCTCCGTACCACGTAGGTGCATATCTTTCCTTATATGCATAAAAAACTGGTTCATGTTGCCAACGATACTGACTCCAACCAAATGTTGCATTATTTTTAACCCAAATACACTGCGACCGAACTATAATTCCTGCGGCATTCATCCTATTTTCAAATTCTCGCTGATAAGAAGATCCATGAAAGACATAAATTGCCGAGTTGTCTTCCATTGCATTAGCATAGTTTTGGAATACAGACATTAAAAATTGATCAAACTCTTCATCACTCATATCGTCATTCATAATTTTATCTCGACCAGATTCGTTTAAATCTTTATTATCAGATTTCACCGCTACATTATATGGTGGATCAGTGACAACTAAATCCGCCTTTTTACCTTGTAGCAATCTTTCGACGTCGCTCGCTTTCGTAGCATCGCCACATAATAAATAATGCTTACCCAGCTTCCATAGTTGACCATATTTAGTTCTAGGATCAGAATGATTTTCTATAAATTCATTCACTTCGAATCCATCTTCTATTACAGGCTTTTCGGTATCTTCTTTATACTCAAACGCAGTAAGTAATTCTTCTACTTCTTCCGATTCAAACCCTGTTAAAACAATGGTTTCATTTTCTAATTCTTTCAACAAAACAGAAAGCTTTTCATCATCCCAATGCCCAGTAATCTTATTGAGAGCCACATTAAGAGCTTTTTCCTTATCAAGTGGTAAATCAACGACAGATACGTCTATCTCTTCGTATAGGCCCAAATCTTTAGCCACAGCAACCCGTTGATGACCGCCTACGAGATTTCCTGTTCGTTTGTTAAAAATAGGTGGATCAACAAAGCCGAATTCCAAAATGGACTGTTTTAACTTCTCGTATTCGGCCATACCAGGTTCTAACTTAATTCTTGGATTATAATCAGCAGGCTTTAAGTCCTGTAACTTCATTACTTCAATTTGCATTTGTATCCCTCGAATTCTTGTTAATATTTTCTTCAATATGTGATTCATTAAAGTAGCCATATCCACAGTATCGAAGATTATATTTGTCAATTTCTTTCGGTGTCGCTTCTCTGGTCATTTCTACAATGGAGTATTTCTTTTTGATCTGAACTGACTGGACGACTCTAACTAGATCACCTTCATTCGGCTGTGGATACCTATTAGATAGTGATACGTACCAGTAGTTTCTCATCACGTGGCC